GAAAAAGATGAAAGGTATTTTAAGAGGATACGTGAGAATCTATCAGGCTATGACTTATTACTTTCAAAAAAAATTTCATATAGTACATTTAATGATTTTTTAGAAATATCAAAAATGGAGTAAGATGTGGATTGGTACAGGGCAGAGTTCTTAAATTCTGATCTGCCATCAGACGAGCTGATAATAAATTCAGGGTTGAATCGAAAAACCATTTCTAAGATGTACAAAATTGCTTAAAATGACGTATAATACAAGCATGAGTAAGTTACCTGTTCCGTGTCAAACTTGTGGTATTGAGAACATGGTAGACATGGATAATTTGGAAAAACAACGTATAGATAAGGTTGCATTCAAATTAGGATTTAAATGTCCAACCTGTGGTTCTTGGGTAACGGTCTCATATAGGACACAGATGTTGGATGATGCGCTGAAGAAGCTGAAGAATAGATTACCCAACAGTGCAAATTACCGTTTTCACTTTGCCAAAACCCTCAAAAAATGTGAGGGTATTCAGGAGAAATATGGCGGTTTCTGAGACAAAAACGTGGTTAAGTCTGGATGAATGGGCGAAGGTTATAGGAATTAATCCGCTTCATTTCAATGGTCTATCCAGCACTAATTTTAACAATACCGTCTGTGGTGACGTCTGGTTCCAATATGCCTGGCAGAACTCTGATCGCATTGGTCGTGAGGAAGTTGCTCAAGCCATCCACGAAGCCGAAGCCGTCATAAGCAAGGAAGTCGGTTATAATCTGATACCTGACTGGACAATTGAGGAACGCTTGGATTACAGACGCCCCATCGTTACAGGTGTATTCAATCTCTCTGGAACGAATCCACGAGGTCTACTCAAATCGGTAGAGTTGCGCAAAGGGCATGTAATATCAGGTGGTGTTCGTGCCAAAACCGCCATAGAGCTAGGCTCTGCTGTTGTCAGAACAGACCAGAATGGAGATGGATATTCAGAATTATGTACAGTTACTGTGATAACAACCGTGACAGACGCGAATGAAATACATGCTTATTATGTAGGCAAGTCAGGAGCAGACCGATGGGAGATACGCCCGATAGATGTATCCATTTCCGTAGGCGTGGCTACAATCACATTCAATTCGTGGCAGATCGTTGTAAATACAGCATTGGATACTTTGGACGCAGTTGCAATAGACGGTGATGCGGTTGGTAGTTATGAAACAACCATTGATGTCTACCGTGTTTACAATGACCCTGCCACACAGGTTCAGTTCATGTGGGAGAATGCACCAGGCTTAACCTGTTGCTCAACATGTGCAGCTTGTACACTTGGAACGCAGGCTGGATGCTTCCACCTGCGAAATCCACGATTGGGCATTGCGGTACCTGCACCTGCTTCGTGGGATTCGACTAATGAGGAATTTAATATCAGTGAATGGACAGCTTGCCGCGAACCAGATCAGGTGCGTTTCTGGTATTATTCTGGTTATCAGGATAAATCAATTGACAGATATAATGTAGTCATGTCAAATTATTGGAAGTATGCGGTTAGCTTCTATGCTGCATCCCTGCTTGATAGATCGGTTTGCGGGTGCAGCAACGTCAATCAATTCATCGAAAGGTGGCGGTTTGACATGATGACAAGCACTTATGGGAACGGCGTAGGAGTTTCTATAAATCTTACTACCGAGCAGTTAGCGAACCGATTGGGTACCACCAGAGGTGCATTATACGCATGGAAGCGTATCAATCAGGAAGGTGTTCGAATAATCAAAGGATAATCATGGAGCGTATAGTACATACTGACGATAAAGGTCGCAACTATGATGCGTGGAAGGGAGAAGATGGTCAATTTGTTATCATAGGACCAGGTGAGGGTTTGGTTGATTCTCTCGAATTACCTGAACCATTTGCAACAAGATTACACAATGTATTACATTCCCGCGGGTTATTAAACTCACGAGAATTGAGCAGGAGATCGAAAGAACTATTCGGTGCTTTACAGGAGGCTTTGACAATTGACGTACAGCGGTTGAACGAAGCATATTATCAATATGAGCAAGAAGATTTAGGAGGTCGAAATGACTGAAGAAGTTGCCTTAACTAGTTTGAACCAAAGAGTATGGTATGTGGAAGGTGGGGTACATCCCCTCCGCTCTCCCGAGTTTTTAGGGTTGGGCAAATTCTCATCCGATCCATCACATACGATTGGTGAAGACACCAAGATAACCGCGCCTGATCCCAATGACTTTACAAGAGATATTCAGATTGGGACTGTACGCGGAAATGATGAGCGTCCTACGCTATCCATCGGTTCGCGTTATACATCCCAGAAAGATATTCTCATGGGATGGAAGAACCGCCGATGCCGTGTTGATATTTATGCCCTGACGGGTCGTTGCGGAAATCCACAAGACTTTTCAGAAGGTGGCGAAAAATGGGTATTCTTCCCTGATGGTCAAATCTCCAGCCACAGCTTTGAAAACTTCGGTGGATATGGTCGGGATGAAAACTCGCCCACCAACGATTCTGTTGATATGACAGCCGAGGATTACTGGGAATTTCTAAAAATGAACCAGGAAGAAATCGGACAGGCTGAAGCCATCCGCTCCATTATGACCATTGATGTCTATCGTGGCGACAACTGCGAAGATTGTGATGATCCATGCGCACGTATTTTAGCCACCATGACAGGTGCAGGCACAACTCCTGGTACTTTGCCAAAACTTCTATACTCGGATGATGGCGGAGACACATTCTCAGTTGAAAATATATCCACCATGTTCTCTGATGAAAATATAACCGATGGTGAAATTATCGGTGGCGATTATGTGGTTCTGTCCGCAGATTCAAAGTCGCTGCACTACACCAATATTGGCGAATTGTTCCTAGACGAGAATAGCTGGAAAGAGGTTACTTCTGGATTCAACACCACAAAAGCACCTCAGGCTATCACATCTGTTGATGCACGCCATAGTTGGATATGCGCTCTTGGCGGGTATATCTATTTTGTGAGAAACCACAAGATAGGCGTTGAGATACAGGAACAGGGTGTTGTTACAACCAATAACTTGTATGACATCCACGCCTATGATAAAGATCGCGTGGTTGCCGTCGGTGCATCAAACACCGTCTTGACAACAACCAACGGTGGACTGACGTGGAGCTCTGTGACCGGTCCATCCGTCGGTGTTACCCTTGCCTGTGTTTATATGTGGGATAATGACACCTGGTTCGTTGGTGAAGGCGCAGGAGGAAGCGGCAAACTGTGGGTTACGAATAATACAGGTAACACATGGACTGAAATTGCCCTGCCTGCAACCTATGTCAGGATTTACGCCATTGAATTCGTGTCCGTAGCTGAAGGCTATCTCCTGGCTAACTCCGGATCACAAGGTTATGTGTTGAAAACCATCACCGCCGGAAACGAGTGGGATGTACTGCCACAAGGCAGAAAGACCATCGCAGTTGAGAACTCTTACCTGCGTGAACTGGCTGTATGCTCTAAATATGCCAACACTGTTTACGCTGCGGGCGTGGCAAAGGACGGATCGTCAGGCACAATCTTAAAGATGTCTGCTTAATTTATAAGAAAGGAAGCGAGGAAGCATGAACAAAGATAAGTTGGAAATGAAAACCATCCGCGCAATTGCGGATACCAAGAAAGACTCGCAGAATGAAATCACTCTTTCGAGTGGCGTAGTTCTGCGAGCCACTAAAGCCAACCCGATGACACTAATTACCGTAATGTCTCGGTATCCACGTCCTAAACCACCAATGGTTTATATTGAAGTTATGGGACGCGAGATGGAAAACCCCGATAACCCTGACTATATAGAGAGGGTCAAGAATTGGCAGATTGAAAGCAACACACAGGTATTGAACGCTCTGATTATTTTAGGAACAGAATTGGTAAGTGTTCCAAAAGGCGTTCAAAAACCTTCAGATGAAAAGTGGTTGAAAAAATATCAAGTATTAGAAATGCCTATCCATCCCGACAACGAAGATTGGCGATATTTGACATGGGTTAAGTTTGTCGCCGCACCTGAAGAGAGTGATTTAGAGATCATAATGGAGGCAGTTGGCAAGCTTTCCGGAATACAGGAGGAAGACGTAAAATCCGCCGAGCAGTTTCCTGGGCGCGCTGATAAATAACGGCGAGAATCTGGTCAGCGTCACGGAAGTTGAGCTGAACCACGGCCCCAATACAGGAATACGCCTGCGCGTATTGGGAAACGGATTAATTCCGGTTTTCGAGGAGCATAGTGTTAGAATAGATAACAGGTTAAGTTTGGAGGAATGGGATAATATCCCATATATGGAGCGTGCCATGATCGTCGCCTTACATCGAGTGAAAAACGCTATAAATAATCTGTTTACAGAAGCACAGATACGAGAGGATAATAAAATAAGCAAAGGACGAAGATAATGGTCGCACCAGCAACGATAGCATCGGCACAAAAAATATTAGTAGGTGTTCAATTTGCAGTCACCTCAATTAATAAATTTAATAAACAAGTTAGTGAGGTGAAAAGCATTCTGAATTCTATTAAGCCGAAGGCGACTTTAATCGAACGCGCCTTCAAGTCTTTGAGCGACAGAATAAAGGACTTCTCAACCAACGTGATAGGGAGGATACTTACCATCGCATTCGGCGTATTGGCCAGAGATGCGATTCAAACAATAATATATAAATTGGGGGAAATGATTAATGTTGTTATTGAGGCTACCAATGAGTTCCAAGCTTTGGAAATACGATTAAACACATTCAACCTTAACTCATTAATTGAATCTGGTTTATCCTATAACAAAGCCATTAGAGAATCTATCAAATTAACGAAAGATCAATTAGAGTGGGCAATTAAATTAGCAAAAGCATCTCCCTATGATGTATTAGAGACTGCAGCGGGTTATTCGCTGGCACGATCGTATGGTTTTGCGGACGAAAAAGCAAGAAAATTAACCAATGCCATACTTGATTTTTCGGCAGGTATGGGATTAAATAATGATGCAATTGAACGCATTATTACCAACTTGGGGCAAATGTCTCAGCAGGGTAAAATCACTGGAACAGAACTGCGCGACCTTGCCAGAGGTTCGTTTGTTCCCGTAAATAAGATTCTTGGAATGGTTGCAAAGAATCTTGGGATAACAACCAGCGAGCTTAATAAATTGAGAAAGGCAGGAACAACAGATCCTCAATGGTTCATTGATGCCTTTATTCAACTTGCCGATACCGAATTTGCTGGTGCGTCAGAAAGAATGTCGCGTACTTTTGGCAAGGCAATAGGAAATATGAAAGACTTATTTCTTAGTTTATTTACCCTGCATTCAATTAAACCCGTATTTGATGCCCTCGGCGCAAGTATAGCCAATTTAGTTGAGGCTTTTGATGATAAAAAATTCGCCATATTAGAATCTTTATTTAAAAGAATAGGTAGAGCGCTCGTAAATATTGTAAATGGCATACTGGGTCTTTTGCCAAGCGCAGAATCAATGTCGGATACGATTATTGATGTAATTGGCAATATTGCGGTGTGGTTGGAGAAAAATAGAAATACTATAGTAGAATGGGCAAAAAAAGCAATAGAACTATTTAATAAAGTCTCATGGGCGGTGGGCAACGTATTAATCCCTTTCATAAAATATGAATTATTACCTGCACTGCAAAGATTGAAAGAATGGTTTATTGAAAATAAAACAATGATTATTCTGGTTGTTAGTATATTGATTGCCATGTTCCTGGCGTGGGAAATAGGTGTGATAAATGTCAGATTACAATTCTTGCTGCTTGGATTTGCATTTAAGTCACTGTTAGCACCTATTAAATTTTTATTTACTTCTATAAAAATTTTATTTGCAGCTCTTGCATTAGCGTTGGAGGCTATTCCCCTTTTATTTATCAAGGTAATAATTAAAATAAGATCATTAATTAAAGCAGGTAATTGGGAAAAACTTGGTTTGATGATCATATTTGGTATTGTAAATGGGTTATTTGCAGGTTTACCTATTTTAATAATGACGGTCTTCAAGATAATAAGCTGGATAATCACCATATTTAAAAGCGCCTTTGGTATGCACTCACCATCTAAAGTGATGGCAAATCATGGTTTGAATATCATGCTTGGGCTTGCCAACGGCATCAAGCTGGGAGGTCTTGTGGCTATATCGGCAGCCAAAGACATTGCCGATCAAGTTGCAGGTGTAATGGGAATTACCAATAACAAGGTTGGTCAGAATCTTGCGGGACAGTTTTTGGGCAAGAATAACGATGTAATGCGCGGTGAAATGACTAAAGGAGAAAAAGAAGACCCGTGTGCTTCGGGAATAGACAAATGTATCACCGCCCCAATAGTGACCGCACTGGGAGGAATAGGAGACCCGTGTGCTTCGGGAATAGACGAATGTATCACCGCCCCAATAGTGGAAAAATTGGGAGAAATAAGGGAAAACAATGAAAGATGGATTAGGAAAAATGGAATAGAAAATGATACCGGCAATTTCTGGGAAAATATGAGCATTGACTCCGAGGTTTTATGGAATCAAATGAGCATTGACTCCAAGGCTATGTGGGAAGATATTAAACGTTCTTTCTTAGATAATTGGACAGGAGTTCCAGAAGAAATAGCAAACAAAATTACTACCAGCACCACCAACGGAACAAACAAATGGTTTTCATATTTCATAACTAAAATTGATGAGATAGCTGTTAAATTTTTGAATATACCACAAGCTATAATTGATTTTTTAAAAAAATTTGATTTTTCAGACTTTTTTAATAACTGGGGGAAAGGAGGATCAGGATTTGATAAAAAAGGTTTTCAGTTTGGCAGTACCGTTCCTACACAAGGAAGAACTTACAACTCTAACGTAAGAAACTTGAGTGTTACCAATAACTTCAACCATATGCAAAAAGGACAGTCTATTACAATGGATTACGAAGATTTGAGATTCTGGGTATAAGGTGTGATATGTCAAAATTAAGTATTCTTGTTCCCGAATCTACAACCAATTATATTCGTAATCCGGCATTAAGGATTGACACCACGGGTTGGAATTCCTTCCGCAGTGCAAACATATTGCGCTCTTATACTTATTCGAGACATGGCATTGCTTCCCTGAAGGTTGTAACGCTTGGTACAGTCATATCCGAAGGCGCATATTATCGTGTCAATGAATTGGTAACTTACGATAGCCCCGTAAGCGTGAGTGTTTATGTTCGCGGCGAGGGCAAGATAATTTTACGTCTGAACGATAATAGTGCCGACTCAACTGGATCACCCAATGTACGGCAATGGGATTCCAAAATAGCAACTTTGCGTAATGATAGATGGCAACGCATAACTGTTCCAGGTTATTGCGCAAAATCAGACAACATGAGCATGGTCATAACAACTTACGGAGAGACGCCACAAGCGGTTACATTCTACGTTGATGGCGCACAGATGGAATTACACCCTTACGCGACTACATACTGTGATGGATTTCAACCTGGTTGTCATTGGAACGGTCTTTATGACAGTTCTACGTCATCCAGGAGTGCTTATACGAGAGAAGGTGGTAGGTGGGCGATGGTTTCTGGACCCGATAGAGAGCGCGAAGATATTTACATGACTGTTGTAACAGGACTTGGGGTTGCCCCGATAGCCAACAACAGACATGTTTATTCGCTGTCACCTGGTGGGTATCTGGATAACGTCAAAATACTTGAACGCCCCATCTCCCTGTTATTTCATGTAAAACACAAATCTATTCCGCGAACATGCAAGGAAGCTTTGTCTCTGGATAAACTCCACGAATTGAGACAGATGCTGATAGATATAATCAAACCTGATAGAACAGCAGGTAATCAACCATTTTGGCTAGAATATCAGGATGGAGACATTCCCCTTTATATAAAAGTACATTATGATGGCGGGCTGGAGGGTGATTGGGATATTCGCAATCAATGGGTGATGGACTTCCCATTGCGTCTGCTTGCTCTTTCCCCGATGATGTATGAAGATAATCAGGAAAACTATGCCATAGATTTTACCAACACAGCCACGTTCAACGATGTGGTGGGAAAGATAGATGGAGACTGGAACAGTTTGAACGCTGGCGTAAATAATACCGTGCGCACTCTGGCAGTTGGCAAGAATGGTGAAGTGTATGCAGGCGGCATATTCACATCGGTTAACCCTGAATCATCAGACGCAGCCGTCATAGCTTATTATGATGGAACGGCATGGATCAACATAGCAACTTCAATGACGGGAAGCGACATATTAGCCCTTGCCGTTGCTCCCGATGGAACTTTATACGCAGGTGGTACATTTTCGATATTGAACGGAGTAGCCGCCGCCAATATTGCAAAGTGGGATGGTACAACATGGACTGCACTAGCTGCGGGTGTTAATTCAACAGTTAACGGTATCTCCGTTGCCCCCAATGGTGATGTATTTGTGGTGGGTGCTTTTACAACCGCAGGTGGTGTTTCAAGACGATATGTAGCAAGGTATGACGGAAGTTCATGGCATTCAATGGGCGCACAGGCAGGCTTGAATGACGCCTGTTATTCAGTTGCAGTATCAAAAGATGGCAAACATGTTTATGTGGGCGGTGATTTCACAGATCAATATGGCTTGGCAGCAAGTGCATTACTTCGTATTGCCAAATATACGGTATCGACAAATACTTTCTCGGCAATGGGCAATGGATTTAATGGACGGGTAAATGATATAAAATTATCAGATGCGAACATTGTTTATACCGGTGGTAATTTTTCCCTATCTGGTATTGCGCCCATGCTTAGAATAGCAAGGTGGAACAATTCGGCTTGGGAGCAGGTCGGCAATGGCTTTGATTCTAGCGTCTCTGGCATCGCCATAGATACCAAAGGGAACATGGTTGCTGTCGGCTCATTTGGTTATTCAGGCGAACTGCCTATAAAAAAAATAGCCCTATGGAATGGTTCTACGTGGGTTTTCATGGACATCAATATTAATTTTGGAAGCGATACCATTACTCTTTATGCTGCGATATTCAAGGGAGACGACCTGTTCTTCGGCGGTTCAACTCTAGGAACACTCACGTCAAGATACTCTGGAATAACTTATGTCACCAACCCAGGAACTGCGGAAGTACGACCAACATTCTATTTCAAGGGATATGGCAATTTGAGATACATTGAGAATCAAACTACGGGTGCGAAACTCTGGTTTAATCTCACTATTCTTGAGAACGAAGAGGTGTTTCTCGATCTTGGTAATGGCAGGTTCTATTCAAGCCTTCGCGGTGACTTATTCTATACAATGTTGCAAGGAAGTGATTTTCACGCCTTCACCCTGTTACCTGGTGAGAATAAAATATCCGCCCTGAAACTTAATGATGTCAACGCACTCATAAGAGTCATGTTCACACCTGTACATTGGTCTGCCGATGGAACTAAAGTAGTCGAGGAATTCTAATGGGTGCGACATATGAGTTCTGGCTGACAGATGATAGCGGGAACAAAATGTTCCTGCTTGATAAATATTCATCTGTTTACTATACCAGATGTTGTAATATCCTATCCACCATTCAGATGTCATTCGCTTTCAAAGAATGGTTCTCGCAGGTTAAGCCCTTCTTTCAACCTGACTGGAGAATAGATGTATGGCGATGTCCAGGACAGGGCTACCCAATGCGCAGGGAAGAAATGTATATGCTTCGCAAGGCGGAGATTTATACGCGCAAATCTGATGGAATTCAGATGATAATCCTGCGCGGCAGGAACGGCATGGAGCTGTTAAACAGGAGAAGCGTCATCCAGTTTGAGGAAACAAGTTATACAGATAAAACCGATTACATTGACGATATGATGAAAGAGATTGTCAGAGAACAATGCCTGTATGGAAGCTGCCTGAACATATCTGGAGCTGTGGATAACGACAGAGGTTTTCCGGTAGACGAATTTGTAGTCCAGGAAGATTTATCTTTAGGACCAGAAACCACCCTATCCTGTCCGGACAGAGTTGTTTTTGACATAGTGAAAGAACTGCGCGAAACCTCATTCGCCTTGAACTACAGCGACGAGACCAAAAGAAAAATATACTATTCAGTATCTCCTTTCATAATGACGGACGGAAGAGTTGGGTACAGGTTTGAAACTTATGCAGATTTGAGAGGGGCGGATAGGACTAACGGCGTGATATTCTCGGTTGAGAACGGGAACATGCTTGAACCTACCTATGAAGAGAATCATTATGACGAGATTAACGCTTGCTACGCCAAGGGGCAGGGATTGGAGAATGAAAGGCTGACATATGAATTGGAGAACCTGACACTCATACAAAAGTCAAGATGGAACAGGTGTGAGGAAGTGCGCACCGCCACAAATGAAGATGGAGAAGATGGACTTATCACAGCTGCAAATACGGCGTTGGCAGAAGGCAGACCCATCTTTATGCTCGACGCAACATTTTTGAACACACCTGGAAGCGAGTACACACCCAGAAGCCTGTATGGAATAGATTGGGACATGGGCGATCTCATTCCCGTCAATTATGCCGGGAAACAATTTGATATTGAAATATGCAGTGTTGGTGTATCCATAGATGAAGATGGTAGCGAAAGCATAATTGGAAGGAGCGTTGAGAATGGAGAATAGAAATGCTCTGATAACCATCCAAAAACATATTGACAAAATAGAGAAAGAGATACGCCGATTAGGGAGTATGAAGGTTCGCCAATTCAATGCACTTTTCGGATTGGCAGGTTCTGGTCACGTTATCATTGGCGTGGGTGGAATTCAGATAATGCAGAGTACAGCCGTCATGGGTGAATGGCAGACCGATGGCGACATATTCATCGGTTCTAATATTGCTTCGCCTGCCTCCACCTATTTCAGCATACTGGCACAGGCACAGACCTACAACGGAGAGGCATTCAGTGCTGGAGATATGCTTATAGGTGATAACTCCGCGTTAAAAGCTAACATCTTTTGGGACAAATCGGCAGGAAGACTAAACTTCAGGGGAGGCACGACCACAAAGGCTTATATTGACACAGACGGAACATTCGTTGCGACAGGTGCGAATATAAGCGGAACCATCACGGCAACCACAGGCACAATTGGTGGTTGGACAATAGGATCAACAGAAATAAGAAATTCTGGTTCAACCGTAATACTAAGAGGTGCTGGAAATTTAGCATTTGGTGCAACTCCGCCGACAAGCGCATCTGTTGGAACAGGCTTATTTATGGATTCAACCGGACTATATGGGTTGGCTTCAAGTGTTCAACAAATAATATTTAGTGCCGTCACCGGCAAGATCACCGCCGGAAATAATACGGTCACTATGGATGCAAGTGGTATAGCCATACTAACTACGTCTTCTGCCTCATCCGAGGGGTCAATTGATACGCCCAACAATATAATGTGGAACTATTCACCCTATAAATCTTTTAACATCTATTCCTGGTACGATGCCTCAGCTGGATATATTTATGGAAACATAATTTCAAGAGCGAATGCAGACGAAACATCGGCAAGAATTCAAATAATAACAAGAAACTATTCAACAACGCATAATGCTTCTATTGCGTTATTGTCCCCTGAAAGTTCAAACGGAATTATAACCATGGCGTCTGATAACATCATATTGACTTCTACAAGTGGTGTTTATCTAAACGATACCACCAATACAAATTCCACAAATGGGCTTACTATAAATCAAGGAAATGCAGGTGATGAAATATTTTCTTTGAAAAGTTCTTTGATTGACCATCCTTACAGCAACAACACTGAGGCAGATACTTATTTTGGCATAACAAAGTTTATAACCGGTGTGGGTGGATCAGTTTTATCTGGATTTACAGAAACTTATGTCGGGATGAACATCAAAGCCTATATTGTCAATACAAGCACCAATAAAACAACCGCGGCATCTGCTCCCATTTTGCTGGATTCTATATATAGTGGGGGAACAACTCCAGGTGTACCGCAGGTTCTTGGAAGCACAAATAATTTGCTTGTTATTAGAGATTATACGACAGCGAGATTTGCTTTTGATGCAGCCGGTACGTTACATCACATACCCGATAGTGATACAAATATCAACCTTCTTACAGTACAGGTAACTGACACACCAACAATTTCGTGGAACGAAACGGCAGATACGTTCCAATTTAATAAGGGTATTCTATGCACGTATAAATTGACTGCCGGAGGTAACATACTCTCTGCCAATTCTAGTCCGCAGTTGGATGTAAATAGTTTGACCGGAGGAATATTATCCATCTCAAGTAGAGATGCGTCTCTTGTTGCCAATGACCTTATCGGTAAAATAATATTTTGGTCAAACGATACCCAACTGACTACAAAAAATATAGGTGCCAGCATAGAGCTTTATGCTACGAACACCGTTTCAACTGACGCACCCCAAAGTTATATGACCTTCAATGTTTCGGGAAGTTCTACTGGAACTGATCCATTGGAGCATATTAAATTTGCTCCAACGACAGTACCGAAAATCGGATTTTTTGGAGCAACTCCCGTAGTAAAACCTACGGCTTTAACAACCGCCCTAACAACAATTACCCCGCCTGCCTATAGCGCTGATTATACTATTCAAGCAATGATAAGCGTTACTGTGCCAGGAGGAACACTTTGGGGATTCAAAGCAGAGAACGAGGGTAATACGGTTATAAATGTAATTAAAAATTTACAAGACAGAGTAAACGACCTTGAATCCAAACTTCAAGGGCTTGGCTTATTAACTTAATAGTAAACAACTAGACCCTTGTCGGGTTAAGGAGATATTAATATGGATAAGGAAGCATTGGATATTACCAAACTATCAATAACGGAATTGAAGGCGTATGTATATGACCTGATAGAACTTAAAGAGCAGAATCAGGTGAATATAAACATGCTTGTTAATGAGATAAACAGGCGAAAAGAAAAGCCTTCACCTGTTGAGATGAAGGCTTCTGGCATAAAATAGGTTATTTTATTTCAGAAAGCCCGACAGGTCTTTTTTTATAAAGACCTTTGGTTTTTCAATAATCTCCTCATAATACGTCGAAATATTACCATATTTAGTGGCTTTCTCAACCAACTTGGTATCCGTCTTTAGTACAGGGCGAAAGTCATCGCACGTGTTAAATTTAATCTCATACCCTCCGTGAGACGGTTTCTTCTCACCGTCAAGGTCATAGATGGTTATGGCATCCTGGCACAGTTGTTCAGTCAATTCAATTGCTTTTGCAACCGCCAGGGCATGATTGACAAGCAATGCCTGGTAAAATGGGGATGCTTTAAATTCTGCTAAAGCATCCAGTTTGGCTTTCTTTGCATCTTCTTCATGCTGCCGTGCTTTTGCTAATTCTTTCAATGTATCTATCACGCCAACTCCTGTTGTCCTTCACTTTTGTAGGCTTCGGTTAGAGCCTGGCGTATCTCTATCATACTTACTTCGCTTGGCGGATCACCAAAGGCATTTACTTCCATGATTTTCAAAAGGCATTTCACCTGGACAGGCAACAACTTCTTGGTGGATGCCGTACCGCACAACCAGCGGGTGAATGTATAGCGCATGGTTTTGTCACCATTAAAGATACTGTCAATCGAGGAGGCAAGCACTTTGCGCGTCATGTCATCTGCTACGATCTCGGTGTTCTTCTTGGCGAAACTATCCTGCATTTTCCCGATCATCTTGTTGTATTTCTCCCGAAACGTATCGGGAGGGTAAGGACGACCACCTGATTTGTCCTCTGCTTCCTGTTGTGGCATAGGAAACGCCTTATCGAATTCCTCTGCTTCGCTCATGGTTTCCTTTGGGATTTCAAATTTATTTTTTTTTTCCATATCATAATTAATATCGGCATCGTGTGCCTGTGACATTTCTTCGACTGTATAAAGACCAGACAACTCCTGTGGGAACGCTTTACGTAGAGCAAGGCTTTCGGCGCACTTTGCCAGCATGTTTGATGGCATCTTTGCCCATATATATACAGGCTTACCATCTTTGTTAGTCTGTAAATATTCAGTATAAGTTGCAACTCCATAAAGCGCACCGCTAAAACCCTTGCGGTATACGCCAACTTTGGACGCCATTGGAGGCGTTGTTTCAAGCCACACGTCCACCCATTTGCCATCTGCTCCGCACCAGTAAGGACCATCCTGACCCGCATAATCTCCAGTGCGTTCTGCAATCAATCGGAAGCCGTCAATGGAAATACCGATGGACATGACCTCGCGCTGCTCACGATTGTCCCAACGCTTTGTGGTATATATCTGGCGGTTGAATGGATCAAGACCAGTGCGTTTGGCTTGCATAACAAACAGGTTCAATTCGTCATCTGTTGCCCCTTTTGCGATGGTGCGTTTAATCAGATCAATTTGTTCTTTGTTGCCATCAAAACCTACTAATTCATTCGACATTTCATTCTCCTTTATACTAATTAAAATTTGTTTTAGCGGTGCCTTCAGTTAAGCTGGGTAAAAAGTTGATATGATGCTGCGGTTGGTATTTTCTTGGTCTTTGGCGTCTGCATCCCGATCAACCTGTAGCTCTTCTGCCTTTATTGAATCTACCAAGTCGTTTACAGCCAGTCGGACAGATTGGTAATTGCCTTCCAGCTCTGCCAATTCAATTGCATCCCGCAGTCGCCTTATTGCATAATCAAGCGTGTAAGTTGGTTTCATACTGTTATTATTACCGATTATTCTTTATCTTTCAACTGACGAATGTCACCTTCGTCAGTGATATTCATCCCTAGCCAGTTGAAAAGGTCATAAGATAACTCTCTGCCCTCATCGGGCAGGTCGGTAGACTTGTGTAGGCTAGCCAATGCTTTCATCACACGCTCACCATAATACATCCAGTCCTTTATTTTCCCATACTTATCCCTTATCAGCATATCAATATCTCGACTTGAGATACCGCCTTCATCCAGAACAATATCTCGTAATATCCAAAAAGTTTCGTCAAGGGATAGATTGTACCTATTCCTGGCAGCGTACAATGCTCGAAAGTGGGAGTAGTAAACTCGCGGCATTTCCTTTGACATCCTGGTAGCCTTGCGGTATTTCTGCTTGCTACAGAACTCTATGAACATCATATAAGCGTGGGCGAGGTTTTCTACGGTATCGGAGGACACACCCATGTCGTCTGCCAGTCCGATTGTCGCACCGCGTTCATACTTCCCGACGACCTTTGCACACCAGCGGGCGGCTTCCCAACGACCACTGTCTGAGTTCTTATACGCGGCGCAGGCATTTTCATACCATTTTTGTAATTTTGCTTCTTCCGTACTACCAATAAAATACATGGGTGTCTCCTGCTTTATATCTTATCCATATTTAGCAACATTGTAAAGTGATAAATGTCACGTCTCTACAATGTCAATGTTGTGGCAAGCTTTCATAAGTTTAGCCTTTATTTGATATGGCTGGATGCGCCTTCCTTTGCTGTCCTCAACAATGGTCTCGCAGAGACGTATATCCCAATAAACAAAATCTGCCAGGTAATTACAGATATGTACATCATTCACGTCAAGACTGTACTTGACCTGAAGCTGCAGGTCTTTGATCTCACCAGCCTTGACCAGCAATATTAACTCGGTATAGCGGTGCGCTTCCCTTTTTGAACGAAACTTTATCCCATCCACTACGGTTATGTCTGACCTGTACTTTGACATTCATCCATCTCCTTACTTAATAAAAGTTTAAGGTTTTCATGTATTCGAGATAATCGCCTAGATGTAATGTGTAAGTCATTCTTCCATTTCCTTCATGGTGCGGTAGTCAAAATACTTGAACCCGACAGGCTTATTGTCTCTCATCACCACTTCCAAATCTTTGATCGAAGTGCCTACCAATTTGAGCAAGTTGGAGTATCTCAATGCCATTTTACGATCAACAAACTTTGTTCCCTCAATGTAACTTACGACATCATTATTACCGCTCATCTTACTGCCACCTTATGATAAATTCCACAGGTCTCACATCGGTAGACCTCATAAATGCCTTCGTCTCGCACGAATCTCTGCAAGGTCCTATCCCAGCACCGTATGCAATAGCTCCAGATAATGTTCATGTCTTTTTCTCCCTATTCATTCTCTTTGCCCAGCTCTCGCTGTTTGGTGCTTCATCCTGGACGTACCAGAATCCGTTATGCCACGTGGCGGGTCTGCCATTCCGTTTTGATTCAATGAACGCCATATTGTTGACATCCTCAAAACCATTTGGTTTGGGGGAGGGATTATCTTCTCTTGTAAAATTGCCACGATGTCCTAGTTTCATAATATTTCTCCTTTATCTTCTTGGGGAATGGCTCTATATTGCTTGCCTTTGGATTTGACATATCCGTTTTCTTCAAGCCAACGGAAATGAGGGGACATATCAGAATTGGATTTCAGCTTCAATTCGTCGGCGATCTCACGCGTGGTCATACTGAAACCTTCCTTTTGTTGATACTCGATCATAAGTCTGTAAATCTGCATTGCTTTATCTTTCTTGATTACTCGTTTCATTCCACGTCTCTCCCGTTGTAATATATTTCTTTTGTAATTGCGTTCTCGAAGCGCATGGTTCCTGGAAGAAATACCGCATCACACTCTCCCGTTCTACCGTTACGATGTTTCGCAACTATGAATTTAACTGCATTAACATTTAATTTATCGGGTCTATAAATAAAAATGACCGTATCCGAATCATTCTCGATACTGCTTGATTCCTTCAGGTCGTAAAGTCCTGGTTTTCTTTCGGCTCTTGATTCTACGGTTCTATTCAACTGTGCCAATTGAATAACAGGGATATTCAGTTCCATAGCCAGACATTTCAAACCAGATGTGACTTCTCCTATATCCAAGTCGCGCCTCTCGTTCTTCTTATTTGGTTGAGCTAGTTGAATATAATCAACACAGATACAGTCATATTCCTTTTTTCTTGACTGCGTTTTTATCTCTCCTATTTTAATGCTGGGAATGTCTATGATCTGTATGCTCAGGGATTTCAAATCTTCAATTGCCTGCTCATATTTATTGTTTTCGCTTGGGAGGATGCGTCCTCGCATTATTCTCCATGTCTCAATTCCTGATGCTTGGGCGATCAATCTTTGCGTGAACGGGATATGTCCTCCTTCGAGCGAGAATACAAGCCATCTCTTTCCTTGGTGCGCCGAGTTCAATACAATCGTGGCAAGAAAAGCGGTTTTGCCTTGTGAGGTTGGGGCAGCAATTGTTATTAATTCGCCCTTTTGAATGGCAATTATCTCGTCAAGGTCATTAATTCCACTATCTAGTGTTTTAACGTCTAAAACAGCATTTTTAGTGGCATTTGAGGCATTTTCTACAGCACTTCTAATATCGTATGAATGTTTTTCTGCCATTCCGGAAAATGTATTGAGTTTTGCCATTTTTGTTTGCATATCCGCTATTATGTCGAATGCCTTTCTGCCTCCATTAATTGCTTGAGAAGCCACCTCGCCTGAATAGATAAGCAATTGTCTTTTAGCATAATCATCTATGATTAAATTGGCATAAGATGGCGCCGCATTTTGAGAAGGGTTATAGTCACGTATTAAGGATATTGCCGAGCGACCATAAATATGGCTATGCCCAGGAATGCAGAAGTCTTTCAGCTTTCCAATTTTATCCAGCGCATCCCCTAAAATAATTCCATCAAGAGATAAGCCTGCTTCGTGTATATTTACAACTTCCCTCCACGCATCTTGAAACAGCTCCCATCGAAAATATTCCGGTTGGAGAATATCCCTCAAGGTACCGATATGCTTCGGATTGTTTATCACTGCTGCGAATATGGCAATCTCAATATCAAAGTTATACACTGTGTAACTCCATCCATTCTTTATCTGATAGACCGTCCATCCATTCCCTATCCAGTAGTTTATCGAGATAATTTCTCTTATCAATCATACCATCAATAAGCATGAAGAAACCGCGATAGGGGTTATCAATAGATTCAATTATTCCTTCAATTTGTTTTTTTAGGTATGGTGGAACATCCATACCATTGAAAACTCTGTAATCATATTCGGCAAGGATGTTTTTAATCATTTCTTACCAATGGCTTTATTGAGAGTGGGCATTAACTCTTCTGCGGTCATATAGACTGGCGAAGGTTCGGCTGGTTTGGGCAGTGGTTCGGGATGCACATATTTTTTAGGCGCTTGTGGCCACGAATTCTTAACTTGCTCTGGAGTTATTCTCCAGGAATTGATCCTTCTGAAATCATCCGACATATACCAATCCATCCATTCTTCCAAATTGCCTTGTCTCATAATCCATTTAGCTAAATCCTGCCAAGCGCCTGTTCTTGGAATATTGCGATGTAATCCAACCTCCAGAGAGTCTAGTATATCTTCCATGGCATCAATCTTCTGATCTAATCTTTGTTTTTGATAAAACAAGAATCCATCTACTAAATCGCCTTTCTTTTCTTTTTTTGGAGAATTGTTGTTCTTGTTAATATCTTGTTCTTTCTTGTTAGAGTCAAGCTGGCTTGACTCATCAGGGCTATCATTTTGACTCATTGGGGTATTAAAATTAGATGAGTCCAATTTTTGGACTGGTTTTTTATCTTTTCCGATAGCTATAAAATCATCAGAAACATGATAGATATTATATCTTTTTGTGCCTCTCGTAACCGTCAGCAGCCCCAATAATTCTAGTTCATTTATTGCAGTTAATACCGTTTGATGACTGATGTCGAGTGCAGTTGCAATTGTTTTAATTCCTGGAAATGCAATGCCATTATAATCAACACTCAGGGCAATATATATCCATATTCTGAGCGCGTTCGGCTTTATAGCTTTCATCTCTTTTTTGAATGCTGTTGAAAACTTTATCCATGCCGGATGTTTTATTTCGTCAAGTTGGAATCCATCGTTCCGCTCCAACGTTTGCCTGGGTGGCTCTATAACGGTTGACGGATACCGCTTTAGCAACTTATCTGCCTCCCGCAGATTGTCCATAAGAGATTGATCTGTCTTATATTCCTCTTTTTGTTCGTCCATTTCTGATCCTTTATATATAAAACCTGTTTTTTAGTGTTCGCCGCTGTCATCCTTATAGTGCAGGGTTCTGTGGGACAGGACAACATCATTCGTTTTTTTATATTTTATCTTCATAAAGATAACGATAACCTTGCCTGTTTTTATATTCTGGAATTTAGTACCGGGTGACCAGTTATCCCAGACAATACCATCATACTGCCTCCTTATGTCCTCGATGAAGAAGTGACCACCCAAAATCATCTCTCCACTTGGGTCTTTTATTAATTTCCATAGGGGCAAATGTCGCCTTTCGTGCCGGCAGTAGTCATAATCTTCTTCAAGCCCACACCCTGAGTTCCAGGGATAGCAGCAAGAAATGCTCATTTTTCACACCTCGATAATTTGTCTTCCTTGTGCCCTTCGTTTAACATTTCAAGGTCGTGGTCGTCATAGTTGGTCGATTTGTGCCGGATTTCCTTCCAAGATAATTTGTCTAATATATTCTGTATTCTTTTTAGGTCTGCTTCCAATTTCTCGACTTCTGCATTGGGTACTCTTGGACCGTCCAGATAAACTTTCATTTCCTCGCGCGCCATACAGTCAGGCAATTCGTATCTTACGAATTTACGCATTAATAACTCCATGTCGTCAATAATACGCGTCATTAATCGTATTCCTTCATCCGTAACTTTAACTGGATGGTGTATTATTTCATGTCTATCCCGTTTGTATTGTTCAATGTCTCTCATCTTTTAATTTCCTTCTTAAATTTAATAACAAATACCCATGGGTTCGTATCCCAACCATAACCACGCGTGGCGTTGATAGAGTTCCACAAATTCTCAAAAGCGTGGCGATCGGGGAATATACCTTCTGCAACAATATCTTTCGTAGTTATACTCTGCACTTGTTCCACCCTAATATTGACAATCTCCAACGTGATACGACTTGCCCAACGTGGCATGTGAATGGATGGGATAGTTTTATATCCATCGCCCCACAAATTGTCTGTTTCGTCCGCGCGGTAGCAGAAATGACCACACTCAAACTCTGATTTTGCGCTATTTTTTTCTACGCAAAGGCTTTCACGCACCCAAAGCCGATCTCCGGGCTGACCGTAGGGGCAAAAATCAATTGGCATTCCTTTACGCATATGGTTCTCGTTTGCGTAATGCAATCCAGTTTTGTTTTTTATGTCACCTGGAATATTTGATGGATACCAAACTCCACTGTCCATCAAAACTGGCTGCGGCTTTATTACCCTTCTTGTCTGCGTCTTTCTGCCTTCCAGAATAGCGCATACCATTTTACTAGAGAATATTATCGGATGTTCGTGTTTTTCCATCTTTCACTTTACTTTCGTAGCCGGTTTTGTGTAGACCATGATCCAATATGACATATCCGCGAACCATTTAATCATCTTCTACATCCGTTATTCTACAATAACGCCCATAATATTCTCCGTTTGTTGGAAAATGAACCTGGCAATCTGATGTGTACCAGTATAAACCATCGTTTTTCTCGCCATGCCAATTATCCATCACAGGACACGTACATCCAAGTTTTATCGCTTCGTCACTGCCTGGGTTTGGTATGTTATCTATCATCCTTACACCTCCTCAAAACAACTGATCTTCACGCCCATTAATTTCCAGGCAATGTGGTGATATAAATAAACACTCTCTGTGGCTGTTGCTTTTTCCATTCCTATTTCCTAAATTTCCATAACCGCCTCTTGTTTTCCAGTGATGAACACCCCATCCCGCATTTACGAGACGACTATATTCATCGTCATAACCGCATACGATAATCCGGTAGTTCGGATTAGTACCCCTTTCCAATACCCACTCCTCAACCGCACCGGAAAGATCGTAACTATCGTGCCTGTATATGTCCTTCACTCTTTTTTTTGATCCATACGGCGGGTCAAAGAACATGCCTACCGGCTTGTTATTATCCTGCCAATTCCCACCGCATACCCGCGTCCAGTCTCCGCACACAACCTTTACATATCTCAGCCGCCGTTGTAACCTATGGATAATGTCCTGCTCACCTCCCAATTCGTGAGTTGTGATGCCTCGGTCCCATGTTAGGTGTGGTATCTTCGACGTGATGCCTTTATCGTCTGTTAGGTGTGGTATCCGCGACGTGATGCCTTGATCGTGTACTAGGTATGGTATCCCCGACGTGATGCCTTGATCGTCTGTTAGGTGTGGTATCTGCGACGTGATGCCTCCCTGAACATCCCCCTTTCTTCTCGTCATCATTCCGCCTCCGATCCAGCACGAGGTGACGTATATCCAATAACCCGCCAGTTTAGCGTCGTGGAATTCCGGGTCTTTTAACATATTCTCTAACAAGCTATTTTCTTTGTCTATCAATTGAATTCTGCGGGCTTCCATGTCCACATGACTAACCGGATTATCACAATACTTCATCACCTCATCAGGGCTATGTATGATGGAACGCCATACGTTCACAATATGCCCGTCTTTATCATTGACGATCTCGTAGATTTTCTCGTGTTGTGTCGCTGGACGTTTCAGTAATACCGCACCCGACCC